GACGTCACCGTTGAAGACTGGGAAGACGTCAAAACAGGCAAGTACGGCGTCCGTGGAACCACAAGGTTTGGCGCTGGCATCCTCCGGTCCAAAGCTATTGCCCGAATGACCAACGTAAAGCAGACCATGACCTAAGCTGCTCTAACAACAGTTTTTTCCTCCCTCTTTTTTGGAAAACAAAGAATCCTTTGAGGTTAATCTTGCATGAGTAATGTCTTAAGAAAAATCCGTGAAGTACTCTCCTATGCGCCCGCTTCAGGCGTGGCGTCACCAAAGGACAGAGTATTCTTTGACACCTCATGCATTCCACTAGCGGACGTTATGAAGCTCTATGACAGAGACCCAACATGCAAGAGCAGCGTTGACCTGTTGGCGGCTTCCACTGTTGGCATGGGTTTCTACACCACTGTTGACGAGAAATACGACAAAGCCGCCGAAGCTAAAGCAGCAGTGGATAGATTCTGTGAAGACGTCAACCTTGACGGCTTACTAAACGATATGGCCAAGCCGCTGATTGCGTGTGGCAACGATTTCTGGCTAAAACTCACACCTGAACGGCTAGCCGACATGCTGCGGATGCCGATTGATTCAGTCCAACGCATTGGGCTAAGCTCTGTTCCTACCCTAAAAATTCCCTATAAAGTCACGGGCTACCAGCTCCAAGCCACCTACAGCGGAAACGCTGGAAACGAGCTAAAACCTGAAGCTGTAATTCACTGGCGCCTAAACGGTGATGTTCCATCTGGGTTCGGCGTTGGCTTGCTGCAGGTTCTACTGCATACTTTAACTGTTGACACGGATAAGCGGCCCTCGTATGCTTGGATGAAAGCCAAAATAGAGAAGATTCTGCCCAACATATTCGTTAAATATGCTGGGCCTGACGTCGTTGTCCAACTTGAAGGCCAAAAAGAGGACACCATCAAAAAGTATGAGAGCGCAATTAAGAATCGCCCGGAAGAGGGGCAGTGGCTGTTTAGCGGCGCCAAATCTGTCGGCGTTTATCCCGTATCCATTGACCCGAGGGCACGTTTTGAGTATTACATCGACCACATGGTAAACCAATTCTACCTTGGATGCGAGACACCTCTCCCGAGGCTTTTCAGCACTCCTGGTTTCACTGAAGCATCAGCAAGGGCAGCCTTAGACCTTCAAGACATGCTGATAAAACCTGTTCAGCGGTACATCAAGCGTCAAGTTGAGAAAGAAATCTTCGCTGTAACAGTGGCTCAAGCTGGTTTTGATGCTGCTAAGGCTAAGGTTCGGCTCAATTTTGGGAGTCCCGAAACACCCGAGCTAGTGCCCTCCGATCTGATTAGAGCTGCTGAGCTTGGGCTGGTAAGAGCCGAAGAATTCCGAAAGAATGCTGTCAAGTTTGGCTGGGAACTCTGGGATACCAAAGAAGCCAATGCCCCTAAGAAGGAAGGAGGCACCTAAAATGGCAAGCGCAACCGTCGATGACGTCAGAGATGTTCTGCACATAGCCGACTCAGACATTCCCGATGCCAAAGTGCTAAAGATGGTAAAGCGTGCCGCAGTCACGTTAGGGCTTGAACTGAACTCGCAAATTGACTATTCAAACTGCAGTGAAGCAGAGAAGGAAGCCATCACAGTTTTGGCGGCCATTTACGCTGTTTGCTATTTGACTGGCGGTTCAGCAATCGGTTTAAACTTTAGCGTCGGCGATTTAAACAGTTCCAACTCTTCACTGCCAAGCTTAGCTGTGTTGCAGGCAGAGTTTGAGCGGCTTCTTGCTGGTCTAAAAACGCCTTATGTGGGGAGCGTTTAGCATGGGAACCGTACCTGAAGCCTATTACCAATTCATCATGGACTATGCACCCAACGTTTACGTTATCCCACCTAGCACGCCTGACCCCGCTTTTGGTAAAGGTGTTTTGGCAGCTAGCTTCGCCATCGATTTTCTCTGTAAAGCCTACTCTGCCTCGCAGTTTGAGGACAGAAAAACAGAAATTTACAACAAGGTCGTTGAGCTTGCGGATTGGACTCTAACCCAGCGATGCCTTGACCCAGCAAGAAAGGCTTATGGCGGATTCCAAAGCAACGAAACAAGCACCTACTATTACAGTGTAGACGCCTGCAGAGTCATACCCTCACTGCTCAGAGCGTATGAACTCACCAACGATTCCCGGTACTTGGATGCTGCAAAGCTAGCCGGCGGAACATTTCTCAAAACCATGCAAGACCAACAGGCCTACGGCGGCTTTGCAAGAGCAGTAACGATTGGCGATGCATGGCTTTTGCAACTCGACGTGGAATGCCTCTATGGCTTGATTGGCTTAAAGATGCTAGCTGAAAAGCACGGCGTCCCAAACGCTTCAGTCTACCAAAGCATAATGAGCAAAGCAATAGGCTTTCTCCGATTTGGTCTTGAGAATCTCTGGTTAGACTTTGATCCTACCGATGGAAAGTGGCACCGAGTCGGCTTAAGCGAGAACGAGGTTTACGATGACCCGTTCGCCTATGCCTTGCTGGGAATGTATGCGATTGAGAGTTGGAGTGTAAGCTGCCAAAAAGTCTACAACGCATTAAACAACATTAGAGCTAGCGCCAAGTATCCAGCTTATGACCCTGCAGTCTGTTGGGCTGGCTACATAGATGTTGTCAGCCGTTTTAGCGCCTGCGATTACTACGATGCGGTTACAAGCGGGATCCTTTGGAAAATCCGCAACAACCATGACAAACCAAGCTTGAAATTCAGCGTAGAAATCATCGGCAAGCACGCAGCGGAATTCATGTTTTGGGGCGCCAAACATACTGACTACAGTTATGTGGAAAATAAGCAGGCCATTGTTACGGTTTGCTGGCTAGCCGAGCTTTTCCTCCATTACGAAGAGCCAGTAACCCAGTTCACAAAGATTCTGAAGGCTAAGGGCGAAACAGTTACGCTTTATCCTGTCCGAGAAGCCGTTGCCACAGTGACTTATGGAGAACCATTGGATTTGTTGGCTGTCATTTCTTCGCTTAAAGCCGAGCAAGTCATGCTGGAAGCAGGCTATTACCTGAATGACTACTTGGCATTCTACACTTTTCTTCCCGTCCGAGTGCACGACAAGATTAGGCGTCAGGGCGAAGACTACGAAATTCAAACAGTGACGCCCTTCACTTTTGGCAATCAGCGTTTCCACTTCAAAAGCGTCGCAAGGAGGCTAATCGCAAGTTGAGTGAAGTAGAGAACCCAGTCATAACAGTTTTGCGTCTTATCGAGTCCCGAATAAGAGTTGTCAAGGATGATGGCGGCTTAGCCCGTATCCTTTGCTCTCAAGCGAATTATGATCGGGAGCTGCTCAAGCATTACGACGCCCAAATCACTGTTTCCAAGACTTCGGAGCCTTGCCAAGCGCAGAAACACACGTTGGATGGCAAGCTTAGAAGGCGCATTTACTCCCTTAGAGCAACAATAGTGACCATCGACAAGCCATCAAGCTCAGACGCTGGCAGAGTCATGCGGGACAAAGTCCTTGAGCAGCTTCTGGTGATTGTTCCCGAAAACCGCAACCTACCCGGCAGAACAATCTATAACTTTTACCCAATCGACTCGACGTCTACAACTCACAAGGCCTATAGTGCAGCATCTACAACCGAGCCAGAGCCATTAAACGCTGCTTGGGCAGAATTGACGAACCCCGAGTATGCGAACCTTTGGGCAAGCGACGACCTCAGGCACTCAAAAAGCGCAACTGGCAATGGCGAGTTTGCGTTTATGCTTTTCCGCTTCAAAATCGGCTCCAAAACAGGAGAGAGCCGAAACGAGCCCAGAAAGCAGTGTTTAAAGCGTGTAGTTTTGGCGTTTGAAGGTTTTGGGCTATCTCCAACGGGAAACGGAGTTACCCTAAAAGTCTGGGATAACTTAGCAGGCGCTTGGAGCAATCCCCAAACCGGCGTTTCAGGAACAGACGAAACCCTGACTATCACTCTAACGGCGAGTCTTACGAACTACGTCAACGATGACGGTTTCCTATACCTGATGGCAAGGACAACCAACCCATCAAATGGGGTTTCGCCTGCCATGCTGTACTGCGATTTTGTCCAAGCAACCGTTGACGTGCGTGGCATCACGTTCTGCGATGTGCACAGTTACCGAGACGTCGATGTGACCGAGGTTAAGCCGTTTCTCTACACTGAAGAAATCGTTATTGTGGCTTGGCTGTTCGAGTCAGTTGCCATTTCATAGTTACAGGTGAAAAACATTGGTAGACACCTATCATAGCGATCAAGAAAAATTCTACTATTTACCGGAGGGCACCTTCGGCGTGGTTCCAGCTAGCCCAGCCATGCTTGGGCACTCCTGCAGCAGCCTAGACCCAGACATAAACCCAAACAACATCAAAGTTTCAGGCACCGGTTCAATCGATGTGGTCGCATTAAAGCGTGGTTTAAGACAGCCGCTCCTTAAAATCAAGTACCCCATCCCATCGGATGCACCCATCAACTTTCTCCAGTACGTCAAGCAAGAACTCAACGTCAGCCTTTCCCTTCAAGTACTCTATTACAAAGACATTTTCGCCACAGCAACCGACATCATAAGCCTACTCTACAAAGGCGCCCGATTCAACAAAGCCACCCTGACATGCGACATAGACGGCATTCTGGAGTGCGAAGGCGAGTTTCCAGCCCAAGACGTCGAAGTGGGTACAGCCAAAATTGCGGGCGCTTCATACACCGATTATGCCGGCGCCGTCTCTGGTAGTGAAAGCTATGTCAAAATCGGCGGGGTAACCTGCGAGCGGATCACTTCTTGGAAGCTGCAAATTGACAACTCTTGCAAACCTGTCCCAGTCATCCGTTCTGTTAACGGGCATTTGGCAAAGTACCTAACTTGGGGTAAACGGCTGCTGACAGGGGAACTCAATTTTGAGTTTGAAAGCAAACAGGAAGCCGACGACGTCTTAGCCGACACCGAGCAAACCAGTTTAGAATTCGGGTTAGGCGGTGCCAACAAAGTCAGCGTTGAGCACACCAAGTGGGAAGATTTCTCTTTAAGCGGCAAAGCCGAGGACCTAATCTACGCCAAGGTTCCCTTCACGGCCAGAGGACCGCTCACGATTTCATAGGAGCAAAAATTATGCCAAAAAACGAAATCAGAATTTATGTGCAGACAATTGCTCTGATGAACCGTTTTACCAAACGCATTAGCCAGCTACCTGTTGATTTACAGGGTGTTTTTTTGGCTGATTTGGAGACGGCGATAGAGTCACGTCTAAAAGTTTTGGAGAGGGCAAAAGCATGAAGCAAGAAACCTTAGAAATTGACAACCGATTCGGCGAAGAATACCAGGGCAAGTACATTTTCAAAGAGATAACTTGGGCAAAACGCAACCGCATCATCCAAAAACACACCAAATACAACAAGCTATCCGGCGACGTGGAGAGCAGCGATTTTATCTCCATACAAGCTGAAACCATCATGGCAAGCATGCATGGACAACCCCAAACCCACCCCATAACCATTGAAAAGCTATTGGGCGAAGAAGACGGCATTCCGATCGAGCTTGGGGAACTCTTCTCTAAAGTAGCCAACAAACTTAACGGCATGTCGCGGGAGGACTTGCGTTTTTTACTAGAGCAATTAGACGAAGAAAGCCGCACAGCGCTCTTGTCGAGTTTCGACTATGTCAAACCTTCGGCTGGACTCCAACCGAACTCTCAAAGCAGCCAGCCCGAACAGTGCAGGAGTTCTGCCACATCTTGAACGTAATGGATGAAATCGCTGAGGAAGAAAAACAGAAAGCGGAGCGTGAAGCAAAACGGCACTAGAAGTAACCTGCAACATCCAAGGCGTAGACGAATTCAAGGCAGCGATGCAAAAGTTAGATTCGGGTATGCAGCGTCAGGTTCATAGCTTTTTGGCTAGCTGGGCTGCCGATGTTAAAGCTCAAGCGGTTAAGAATTCGCCGATGGTTACGGGTTATCTTCGCAGTACAATTTATGCTAAAATAAAAGACTGGGTTGTCGATATCGGAGCAGATGCAACTTATGCCTTGTTCGTTGAGCTGGGCACCAAGTACATGCGGGCACAACCCTATCTTTTCCCAGCCATCCAACAGTATCTGCCAGCACTGGAAGCCGTCATAGTTTCAGCCATTGAGCAAGCTAAAGCGGAGGCTGGACTTTGAGTTTTAGAGAAATAGCCGTAACTATTCGGGCTGTTAACCGTGCAAGTAACGAGTTTGGCAGAATCCGAACTGACGCTGAAGCCCTAAGTGCCCGCATTAAGAGTTTAGGCGCTGCAATCTCGGGAATCGGCGCTTCGGGCATGGCTATCGGTTACATCGCCAATCAATTCGGATTACTCGATGACGCCCAAGCCAAGGTTTTCAATAGTGCTATGATGGTTGTCTCGGTAATGGGCACCTTCATGTCCACAAGCATGGGTGTGGCTGTAGCCCAGAAAGTTTACTCTGCCGCTTGTTGGGTCGCCACAGCTGCACAGAACGCCCTAAACATCAGTTACGGGACTTTCTTGGCTTTAACTGGTGTGGGTATCGCTGTTATAGCAGCTGCTGCAGTTGCAATGTACAGCTTTGCCAATAGCATGAATACAGCCACGTCAAGCATGCAGAACTTCAACTCCACAGCCAGCCAAACCACCACTGTCACACGGGGCATCGTGCGATCTGGCGACATGGCGATCTATCGCCAAGGAGTCGAGGACGCTTGAGCGAACCTGCGCCACCCTCCATCACCCTCTACTCTGGTGCAACAGGCGGTCCAATTAATCAAGCCGACATTCAGGAGCTAAGCGTACACTTGGGCGGAACCGAAGAAGTCAGCAGCTTCGCCTATCGCCTCCAAAACTGGAACGGCAAATACAGCCCAAGCGGCTCCCCGATCGCCCTCGGCGAGGACGGCTACATTATGATGGGTCGAGGCGTAAATTGTCCCCAACTCATAACGACGCGAAACGAGAACATGAAGTTCCAGTCAAACGCTACCGAGCATTATGTTACTGTTTCTGGTCGGGACTGGGGCGAGCGGTTATTCCGTGAATACGTCACCGAAGGCTACGCCCTCATGAAAGGCGAGGACATAGTCAAGCATCTCCTCGATTATCATTCGGGTCTGCCTCATGTGAGAAGCGCGGTTGAGTTGGTTGAAAACACCGATACAACCTTCACCCGCTTGGATTATGAGAATAAGCAGGCGTGGGAAATCCTCAAACAAATCGCTCAGGACAGTGACAAAGCAGGCGCTATCGGATACGATTTCAGGGTAGCACCGGATGGCCGCTTCGAATTTTTCCACAGAAGCGCCAAAACAAGCTCCGTCAGCCTAATTGATCGCATTGAAGAGGTAGAAACGGAATCGGATATCCTCTCTGTTAGAAACAAAGTCACCATTTACGGGGCTGCCACTAAAAGCACACCCATAGACGTTGACGAAACGGTCGAAAGTCTCAACCCAGCCAGCGGTTACTGGACAGGATACGGCGGTTCCCTATCGTTGGACGCCACTAAAGTGTATGGTTCTGCTGTCTCAAGCGTCAAGAACACCACGGGCACCGCTTACAACGCTGTGAGTGTCTTCTATTTCACCGCAACCGTAAACGGCAACATGTACCCCAAACTGTTTTTGGCACTGCTGCGAGATGACCTTGTTAAGTCCGATGGATTCTTGGTTATCCTGCATGATTCCTCGTCGCGGGTTTGTGGGCGAAACCTCTCAACCATCAATAGCATATCTGCAAGTAACGATTGGTCAACATTCCAGCTAGATGTCGGCGTCGACCATGCAACAGACTGGGCTGCTCCAAGCGACTTTGATTGGGAGAACATCCGCACGGTAACCGTCACGGCTTATCTGGTTACTCCAGGAGTGAGTGGTCAAGTGTGGCATGGCCAACTCTACTTCACCGGCGCAAGATACAGCAATGTGCAAAGTGATGCCGCAAGCATTGCCAGTTATGGCGAGCGCCAGTACGTTGACATAGTTGAGGACCTCTACAGCGATAACGAATGCATGCTTAGAGCCAAATCAATTCTGGCTTACAAGAAACAGGCCAAAACTTCGCTGGTAGTAAAAAGCACCCTAATCGATTATGCAACTACGCCCATTTTGCCCGGCGATATGATTTCGGTAACTCTGCCAAACGAAAGCATCTCCTCTGTGAATTTTCTTGTCAAAAGCGTAGACTACCACTTGTTGGCAGAAAACAACACTCTGGATGTTACTTTGAACCTTGGCTATCAGAAGCAGCTGATGGCGGACTGGATTTACACCTTGAGAGCTAGGACGGATGCCCTAAACAACTACAAGGCAAGACGGTAATGGTGACCTCTAAAATGAGTAAACAAATCCTAAAACTCTTTGAAAACATTAAACCCGGCGACTTAATAGCCGTTGACTGGTGCGATGCATCGGTCGGTAAAAGCAGCGGCTCAGGCATGACTATAGATGTCCCAGTGAAAAGCTGGGGCATATTCGTTGGGCTAATCGGTGATAAAATTAAGCATATCGTGATTGCACAGAACAGCTTCCGCTATGCCGATGGCCTATTCGATTTAGACTACACCGCCATACCCATCGGTTGGGCATTGGGCGTAACGGTTTTGGTTAAAGAGCATATTCCAACCGATTCGGCTAGCAGACTTGTTAATAGTTTCATGATGGGCGGGCACCGCTCCATAAATCGCCCAAGAACTTTTCGAAGAGCACTTGCGCAGCGGAGGTTGAGCATCGATGGCAGACCCTATTAAACGTGCATTAACCAGAAGGCGCTTTGAGCGAGGGCGCTTCATCGCAGAAGAGCCGCCCGCTAAGCTTGTGTTGGGCGTCAAATTCGCAATTGGCATGACTGCTTTTATGTCGGCTCTTGAGTTAGCGCATTTGCTCATTTTGCACACTTGGAATGCTGAGATTTTTGCTTCAATCACAGGACTAAGCGGCACGGTCATTGGGTTATTTGTGGGGCAAAAAACATGACAAAAGGAAAACCTTGGCCAGCGGATGACGAAAATAAACTCAAAGACTGGTACATGTCGGGGACAACTGAACTTAGAGTGTTGGCGTTTAGTTTTGATGGGCGCTATACTGAAGAGGCCATTCGCCAGAAACTAATAAAATTCGGTTTACTGAAAGAACAACAACAGCCGAAAAATTCCAATTGTTGTTGTTCTACCGAACTGACGCTTCCCCAAGATTTGCCCAGCATCGAGGAAACGCTAAAGATTCTTGCAGCCGCACTTGAGGCGCTAAAAACGCCGGGGCTGGATAAGGCTGAGGTTTTGCGCTTACGCGGCATAATCGCGGGGGTTAAGGTGTACCAGGAGCGGTTCGCCGAATACGTTCACTATAGGGAAATGGAAGAGGAATTAATGGAGGCTAGACGGAAGTATGCGGAACTTCTCAAAAAGTCCGAGGGCAATGCATAAGGATAGGCTCTTGGAGGAACGGGCAGGCCTACGCTCAGATATGGCTGCTGCTGAAGAGATAGGTGAACGCAAGGTCGAAAGTCTAAGGAGCGACGCTAAGAGCTTTTTTGAACAAGTCTTTGGGTTTACGCCTTACCGCTATCAAATGGAACTTGCGGAGATGTTTGAAAAGAACCAGTTTACTGCCGTACGTTGGGCACGCCAGACTGGAAAGAGCTTTTCGGTTTCAGCGTTGCTTCTCAAATATGCCTGGGAGCACCCCGACAGTTACATAGCGATTGTTGGTCCAAGTTGGCGCCAAACCAAACTCAACATACGCCGCATGGGCGGTTTTTGTCGAAAGCTTCCGCAGCAGCCGGGCTTGCACATCCAGAAAACAAGGATTAGTCTGCCAAACGGCAGCATGATTGAAGCCTTTCCAAACAACCCTGATACAATCAGAGGCCCAACTTTCAAAGTTATCTGGATCGAAGAAGCAAATTTCGTGCCTAACGACGAGGAGCTCTATGATGCTATCCTGTTTACACTTGGAACAACCAACGGCAAGTTAATCGCGACGTCGACGCCTTGGAATACGGATTCGCTGTTTTGGAAGATGTGCAACCATAAAGACTATTCTGATTTTTCGCGGTCGCATGTTCGGTGGAGTGATGCCCTTGAACCTAATGGTCCGCTTAAGCCTGCTATTGTTGAGAAGATTAAGCGTCAGTTCGGGGATGATCCACAGCGTTGGCGTCGGGAAATGGAGGCAGAGTGGGCGGAGGATGAAGACGTTTGGCTGGCTCAAAGCTTGATCGTTGCTTGCGTGGGCACGGTGAAGAATTGCAGCGAAGACCTCCAAGAATTCAACCCTGAAGCTAGTTGTGACGGTGACTTCTTTGCCGGACTCGACTTGGCGCAAACCAGAGATTACTGTGTGCTCTCGGTGGTTGAGCGCCTAAACGATAAGCTGTTCCTTCGGCACCTGAAGATTTTCCAGCAGCCTACACTTTACGCTCAAGTTCTCGGTTACCTTAAGGCGCTCCAGGATAGATGGGGCGGATTTCAGAAAATCAGGGTTGACTTCACCCGGGAAGGTCCTAGCATAATAGCCGACATGCAGAATGCAGGCATTGAGAACGCTGAAGGTGTCAACTTTAGTGTGCCCCGAAAAAGTGAGATGGCAAGTCTGCTAAAGCAGCGTATGATGAACAAGCAATTCTACTATCCACTGCTGAACTGGGAGCGACCCTACAGAGGCGACCTTTGCACCGAGCTAAATGTGGAACGCTATGACCTGCGCAAGGATGGCGCCATAGGTTACAGCCATCCAAACGGCACCCACGATGATGTCTTTTGGAGTATCGCGCTAGCCGTGTTTGCGACTGTACAGATGGAACCCGAACCATTCTTAACAGTTATTCCAAGGTGACCAAGAAATGAGGCGACAAAGAGACTTTCGCATAAGGCAATTCCGACGAATCTACGACCGCACGGAAGGCAAATTCACGTTCAACATAAGCTATGAAACCCACACCAAGCCAACACCTCGCAGCTTAGTTGTAGCTGAAGCCTTCGGGTTAGGCATCGACGACACACAGAAGTTCAAGGTTCTGGACGCTGAACTCAAGATTGGGCCTAAAGACATCGTCTATATCACAGGGGACAGCGGCAGCGGCAAGAGCGTTCTGCTGCGAGCAATCAAGGCAGACTTAGGCGAAGAAGCTATTGACCTGTCAGAAGTGGCTGTGGATACTGAGAAGCCATTGATCGAGACCGTCGGCGCCACAGTGGAAGAAGGCTTAGAGCTGCTAAGCAAAGTCGGCTTAAACGATGCTTTTCTTTTCTTGCGTACATACAATCAATTGAGCGATGGCCAACGGTATCGTTATCGAATCGCCAAGCTAATCGAGAGCGGCAAGCAATGGTGGCTTATGGATGAATTCGCCGCATGCTTGGACAGAGACACCGCAAAGATTATTGCCTTTAACCTGCAGAAAATCGCGCGGCAACAGGGCAAAGCAGTCATAGCTGCAACAACGCACAGCGACCTCCAAGAGGACCTCAAACCCAGCGTTTTAGTCCGCAAACGGTTTGGGGAAGAAATCAAAATCGACTATTACCCAAACACCCCAGCCGCCGAATGCAGCCTAATCCAAGAAATGAGGGTTGAAGAAGGCACAAGAGAAGACTGGCAAAAACTCAGCGGTTTCCACTACCGAGGGCACAAGGTGGCGGTTCCACGAAAAATCTTCCGCATAGTAAGAGGTGATGAGCTCTGCGGCGTTATAGTCTACAGTTACCCACCACCAGCATGCTATGGAAGACGCTTAGTGTTGCCAAGAATGTCAATCCAAGAAATGAACAAACAACTAAGCATAATCAACCGAGTAGTTATCCACCCAAAATACCGCACTGTAGGCTTAGGCGCCAAACTAATCCGTGAGACAATGCCGCTGGTCGGCACCCGATATGTCGAGTTGATAGCCGTTATGGCGAAGTATAGTCCATTCGCTGAGAAGGCAGGAATGCAAAAAATAGCTCAACAACAAACAGTTAAAGGAATATCTGCCGTTTCCAAAGCGCTTTTAGAGTTAGGGTTTGATGCACAACTCTTGGCCAGCGGACGATATGTTATGGCAAAGCTTGAGAGCCTGCAACCAGAGCAGATCAATAAACTAAAAGAAGCCTTCATTAGAAACAGCCATACGCGCTTTAGGAGGGAATTTGCTGCTAGTCGACATCAGCCCTTTGGGAAAGTCGCCGATTACGTTACCTGCGTACACAAAGCAGATTTAATAGACATGGGCAGACTGATTAAAATGGCAGGAATGCTTTCCCAGACAAAAGTATACTTATTTTGGAAAGCGTCTAATAAATTAACAGCTCCTCTTGTAGATTCTTAA